ATTTACTAGACGATACCCAATTTAGGTACAAGGAGGCACGCAATGGGATTTGACATTAACAATTTTTTAAATGCCGAAAGCAAAAAAGAGGTAAAGAGCGATTGGAAACCGGTTAAATTGAGCGTACATAAATTAAGACCGGCAGCAGGCAAAGAAAATTTTTACCACATGGACGATAAAGAGATCGAGGAAACCGCCCGCACGATTGAGTTAGTAGGAATACAGCAATACCCGGTTGTAAAACCAATACCGGGTACCGATGAATACGAGATTATAGCCGGGCATAAAAGAAGGCTTGCAATCTTAAAGCTACTTACAGAGGGCAAAACAGAGTATGAAATGATCCCCTGCAAGATTGAAACGGCAGAGGACAGCATAAAAAACCGGCTGATTTTGATTTTTACCAATTCAACACAGCGAGAAAGAACCGATTACGAGAAAATGCAGGAAATAAAAGAGGTTCGACAGCTTTTAACAGAATGGCAGAAAGATAATAAAATATCGGGAAAGATGCAAAACGTCATAGCCGAGGTTTTGGGAACCAATAAAACCAAAGTAGGAACATTGGAACACATAGACGGTAGGTTAATAGAACCATTTAAAAATGAGTTTGCAGCAGGAAAGATAAGTACAAACGCAGCAAACGAAATAGCGGGATTAGACGAGGCAGCGCAGCAGGCGTTATACGACACATACAAAGAAACCGGATCGTTGACTGCAAAGGAAGTTAAGACGGTAAAAGAACCGGAAAAGCCACAAGAACAGCCAAAAGAGGTAGAAACGAAAGAAACACCGAAGGAACCGGAAAAAGCCGAGAATGAGGCACAGGA